TTCACGATAAGATCAAGAAAGCGATCAAAGATCGAGAGTCTCAGATAAGTGAGACACTTATGTCGGGAGCATTAGAAAGTATAGAACATTATAAATTTTTGCAAGGTGAGCTTTCTGCGTTATACTATATCGAATCGGAGATAAAAGAATATAACAAGGAACTGTGACGAATGTCTGAACAAGCAAAAAAAGCAATCGTAGACGCCTACGTCGATTCTGACGACAGGGTTCTCGATCCCACCCTCTTAGATAAATCAGTGTTAGAGCGAATGCCCCAACCAACAGGTTGGAGGATGCTGGTTTTGCCTTACGGCGGTAAAAACACAAGTAAGGGTGGAATTCTTTTGACAAGTGAAACCGTTGAAAGAGAATCCTTAGCTACCGTTGTTGCTTACGTTGTGAAGATGGGTCCTCAGTGTTATAACGACAAAGATCGTTTCGGCAACACACCATGGTGCGAAGAAAAGCAGTGGGTGATGATTGGCCGTTATGCTGGTTCTCGTTTTAAACTAGAAGACGGTGCTGAAGTCAGAATTATCAATGATGACGAAGTCATAGCCACAATCCTTAATCCAGATGATATAATGAGCGTGTAACCATGATTGAAAACAACGAAAACCAAGAAAATCAAGTCGAAGAGGTCGAAGTAGATATCCAAGAGGATGCTGCTGTCGAAGCACAAACCACCAGCCCGGATGAAGAGCTGGACAACTACACCAAGAGTGTAAGCAAACGAATTAACAAAAAGAATGCGCAGGTTAAGGCCGCTGAAGAACGGGCTGCGTATTTCGAGCAGATTGCGCGTCAGCAACAAGAACAACTAAACGCTTATCAACAAAGCTACCAAGCGCAAGAAGACACTGTTTTGCAAAAAGAAGAAGAGGCGCTAGAAGCCAAAGAGCGCGAGGCAGCAGATCTATACAAGCGTGCTGTAGAATCTGGCGATGCTGAATTGATGAGCAAAGCCGATGATCTCAAAGGCGATCTCAGGATCCAAAAAGAAAAGATCAAAGTAGCGAAGCGCAGGAGAGAACAAGCTCCACAAGCGCAGCAAGTAGACCAGTCTTACTACCAACAGCCAGCCGCCCAACAACAAGAAGCGGTTCAGCCTACACAAGAGGCTTTAAGCTGGTACGAAAACAATCAATGGTACGGTGATCAGGAAGATCCCGGTAATCTTGAAGCAACTCAATATGCTTTTTTCCAACACAATATGCTTATCAATGAAGGATTTGAGCCTGACTCAGAAGACTACTATGGTGAGCTTAACAACCGAATTTATAAAGTTTATCCGCACTTGCAATCCGCAGGTGAGGGTGACGGTCAAAAGGATAGTAGACCCTCCGTGCAAAGAGTCGCATCCGCTTCCGTTGGAAGTCGTCAACAAACACGTAGTAAAAAGAACGGCGTAACTTTCTCTAAGTCAGAAGTCGAGCGCCTTCGAGGGCTAAAACCGCACAACATGTCTGAACAAGACTGGTTGAAACGAGTGGCTCAAGAGAAGCAAAAAATCGCTCAAAGGGAGGCAGTATGACAACTAGCGAAAAGAAAGTAACGAATCGAAACTCACGTGAATCCGAAGCTCACGATAATAATCTTCGTAGTAAACCATGGAGGCCAGTTAGAAGCTTAGAAGCTCCACCTCCACCACCGGGGATGACCTACAGGTGGATCAGGAGCGCAATGCTTGGTGAAGAAGATCGATCTAACGTATCAAGACGTATCCGTGAAGGATGGGAATTGGTTAAATTAGAAGAACTTCCAGCTGAGTGGCAGCACATGTCAACCGTTGAGGTGGGCAAATCTACTGGCGTTATTAATAATGAAGGTTTGATTTTGGGCAAAATGCCCACTGAGATGGTCGAACAACGTAACGCTTACTATCAACAAAAAAACGTAGATCAAGTGGAAGCTTTAGATAATACGGTTTTCAATGATTCACGCAAAGATGGTCGTTACGTCAAATACGATCCTCAAAGGGACACCAAAGTGACCTTCGGTAAACAATGATAGGAGTGTATCATGGCTAATAAAGATGCCGCTTTCGGCATGAAGCCAGTCAAAATGATTGGTGGAGGCCCTTACACTGGTGGACAGAGTCGATATCGTATAGCCGCGAACTACGGAACAGCAATATTTCAAGGCGATATGGTAGCTCAAGTCACTGGTGGAACCGTTGAGGTTCACGCTGATGGTGGGACCGTTCCCATCGTGGGCGTATTTAATGGATGCCAATTCACGGACCCTACAACTGGCGAACAAGTGTTTAGCAACCACTATCCCGCATCGACAAATGCTTCGGACATAATAGCGTTTGTTATTGACGATCCAAATGTCGTTTTCGAGATACAGTGCAACGCAGCGTTCCCAATTGCAGACCTGTTTGGTAATTTTGACATTGTGTATACGACATCTGGTAATACCACTACTGGTATTTCAGGTGCTGAACTTAACGTCTCTGACGGTGGAACTGGAACGACGTTGTCTGTTAAGGCAATCGATATTTCAGAAGATCCTGATAATGACGATGTTTCATCGGATGCAACCAACGTATACGTTGTAATCCAAAACCATATATTCGGTGTTAAAGGCGCCGGGTTAGCTTAAGGAGGTTAATTAGATGGCGATTTCAAGAGCGCAATTAGCCAAGGAATTAGAACCCGGATTAAATAGTTTATTTGGAATGTCATATGACAGCTATGGGGGTCAGGAATACGCTGACATCTTTAGTGTTGAGGACAGCCAAAGAGCTTTTGAAGAAGAAGTTTTAATAACTGGCTTCGGTAGCGCACCGACAAAAACAGAGGGAGCAGGGGTTGCTTTCGATAATGCAAACGAAGGTTTCACAGCAAGGTATACGCACGACACTGTCGCGCTTGCTTTTGCTTTGACCGAGGAGGCAATCGAGGACAATCTTTACGATTCTCTTGGTAAAAGGTATGTAAAAGCACTTGCACAATCTATGGCTCACACCAAAGAAGTGAAAGGCGCAGACGTACTCAACAACGCATTCAGCTCATCTTTTACAGGTGGCGATGGCGTTTCTCTAATCAATACAGCTCACCCACTTGCGGGTGGTGGAACTGCTGCGAACAGAGCAACAACCATGGCAGACTTGAACGAGACTAGTCTCGAAGATAATCTGATTGATATTTCTACTTTTACTGATGACAGAGGTCTAACGATCTCAGTACAAGCTACTAAGCTTGTGGTTCCACCACAGCTAGTTTTTGTTGCTGATAGGATCCTGAACTCACCGGGCAGAGTAGGAACAGCTGACAATGACCTAAACGCGATCAGAAA